TCGTTTCGCCCAACAATCCCATGAATACTTGATTGAACAAGTTCAATTCACTGGTGCCGAATCCATCACATCTTCTTCCAACAAGATCCAACTCAACTTTAACCACCCAGTTAAGGAACTCCAATGGGTCGTCCAACGTGACTCCTTCGTAGACTGCTCTACTGCTCCTTGGTTAGCATCTGTTGGTGGCGCACAACCATTCAACTACTCTGATGACTTCTCCACTGATGGTATCATCACATCTCTCTTAGCCCAATCTAACGGTGGTTCACTCAACAGTGTTGGTACCAACAGCACTGCCGGAGCTTCTGGAGCTACTGCCTTACTCGGACAAGCATCCACAGAACCATCATCCTTGGTTGGTGCCAATACATTTGATGTCGCTGGATCTGCTGAATTTGAAGCCGGTGTCAACTACCTCCTCGCCAAAGTCATTCTCGACTCCGGTGTCCGCTGTGAAGGTAAGAACCCTGTTGAAGTTGCCAAGCTCCAACTCAACGGCCAAGACCGATTCACTGAACGTGAAGGTGCCTACTTCGACAAGGTCCAACCTTACCAACACCATTCTCGCTCACCATCTACTGGTATCAACGTTTACTCCTTCGCCTTACGCCCAGAAGAACATCAACCATCCGGAACATGTAACTTCTCCCGTATCGATAAGGCAACTCTCCAACTCACTGTATCTCTCAACACAGTTACTGGTACACGCACTGCACAAGTTCGTGTATATGCCCTCAACTACAACGTTCTCCGTGTAATGTCTGGTATGGGTGGTCTCGCATACTCCAACTAAACCCGCAAATATCTACTATATTTGTTGGCTTTTAGTGTAATATAAATTAAAACATAATGAAACCATAATTGAGATTCAATACTGAAATTCAATTATGATTTACTAATAAATGTGGGAGTTCATTGACCACTTTGTGTTTATTAACTTGGACCACAGGACAGACAGACTTCCAATTATTCAAGATTTTTTGAAAAAAGGGAACATTCCTCCGGAAAAAGTAACACGATTTCCTGCTATAAGATACACTCCTGGAAATATGGGATGCTCAAAAAGCCATATTGGGGTCATGAACTTAATAAAACAAAAAGGATGGAAAAACACACTAGTTCTAGAAGACGATGTAGAATGGAATGATTTTGAAACCAATTACAAAAAGTTAGAAGAGGCTATGAAAAAACCTTATAATGTTCTGTTGTTGGGAGGAGATTTTATAGAAGTAAAAGAAGATAGAATACTTAAGGCGCACGGTACTTATTCTTATATAGTTCCTCTTCGTTACGTGGATACATTATTACAAAATTTTGAAGAAGGATTGAATTATCATTCAATTATAAAATTTCAAAATAGTTTCTTGAGAAGAGACCCAATAAAGGCAGTAAAAAAAGCAAATTTGTATAACATTGATGTTTACTGGTGGACATTACAAGTAAGAGATAACTGGATAGGAATGATTCCTGCTATGGTAAACCATGTAGATACACATAGTGATACTAAAAATTGAAACTCATTTATAATTTAATAATAAATGTGGGAATTCATTGATCATGTTGTGTTTATTAACTTAGATCACAGAACAGATAGATTAGAATCCATCCAAAAATTTTTTAAGGAAGGCAATATTCCTCCTGAAAAAATAACAAGGTTTCCTGCTATACGATACACTCCTGGAATTATGGGAGCTGCGAAAAGTCATATTGGAGTTATGAATTTAATAAAGCAAAAAGGATGGAAAAATACTTTAATTTTAGAAGATGACGCAAGATGGGAAGATTTTGAGAACAATTACAAAAAACTAGAAGAATTAGTCAAAAAACCATATGATATTTTGATGTTGGGAGGAGATTACAAAGTTATAGCTGGATCTGGAGAAAGAATACTCAAGTCATATTATACATTGTCATATATAGTTCCTTTTCATTATGTGGATACGTTATTGAAGAATTTTCAAGAAGGATTAAACATTCTTTCAATTATAAAAGTCAAAGGTAGTTTTTTGAGAAGAGATCCAATAAAAATAGTAAAAAATTCACATCAATACCATATTGACGTTTACTGGTGCTCTTTACAAGCAAGAGATAATTGGATAGGAATATTTCCTTCCATGGTAAAACAAATAGAATCTTACAGCGATAACCTAAATGTTTAAAATATAAACACAATGAGTTTAGTTTAATAAAATGTCAAACTTGGTGTATTTCGCTATAGGATATAACGACAAATTTATTGACGTTGTAAATTTAGCGATTCGTTACTTTCGTTTAAAAAATCCAACAATAGCAGTTATGGTTATTTGCGATGAATCGTTCATGGAAAAATGTGCCAATACACTTCCACGAGATACTTTACTCTTCTCTGTTCCTAATACAACCGACACAACAGAGGCAACACTGAACAAACTTCGTATTTTTGACGCAATTCAAAATACTAATTTCAAACGAATCATGTACATTGATTCAGATATATTAGTTGACAGAAACATAGATTCAATATTATATGAAGTAAAAAACGAAGAAAAGCTTTATGCCTTTTATGAAAATTCACTTATTGAATCGCACAATAACATTAATTGGTCTCTAAAAAATTATTCAGAAGCATACCTTGAATTTTTCAGAGAACGTAAAATCTACGTTTTCAATACAGGATTGTTTGCGTTTATGAACACACCTCAAATGAAAGAACATTTTAAAAACACAATTGAACTTATCGAAAGTTACAAAGATGAAGAACATTTTTTAGAACAATCTGGAATGAACGTATACTTCAATAAACGCGATTTAGTTGATGGATCATTGATTACAAGTGAAGTTTACAATATGTATTATCCATTTGATGAACGATGTCGTAACAAAATTATACATTTCGCAGGTAGTCCTGGAAAAGATGATTACAAAATAGGAAGTATGAGACATTTTATGGTAAATTTTTTACTTGATCGTATAGTTTGTCCTTCTTGTTCTTGTAATTTTGTATTACAAAAAGTATAATGTATTCATTACGTGAATGGCAAAATTTAAAAAAAGATGTAAGAAACCTCATAATTGGCGCATCTGTTACAGATGGAACAGATAATTGGGTTCCTTTTCCAATTGGGGCAACTATACATGCCACATTTGAAATTTTACAATATAATCAAGAAGGACCTCATGATAAAACAGTTCTGTGTAGTATAAATACTTATACAGATAAATGGAGAAGACAAGAAAATAATAGAGAAAGTTTTGTAAACATACTAACTTCAAACGGTATTTCAAATCAAAACATACCGTTTAAAGATTACCAAAAAACGTTAACTGAATATAAGTTTGTTGTGTCTCCAGAAGGAAACGGTATAGATTGTCACCGTCATTACGAGGCACTTTTAGCAGGTTGTATTCCTATTGTAGAAGACAATCCTTTGATAAGGGAAAAATACAAAGGTTGTCCAATTTTGTATACTAAAGATTATTCAGAAATAACTATTGAATATCTTGAAAAGGTGTATTCAGAAATGATAGATCAAAAATATGTTTTTAATGTATTATTCTTATCAAACTATCCTCCAAATATCCAAGGACAAATAAAGTCAAATTCACGTTTTTGGTCAAAAAGATATGGACTTCCGTTGTGGTACCCTGAACCAAAACTCAAATGGCTTAAAATTTATTAATAATAAGTAAATGCCAGACAAGACACGCAAGGTAAAAACATACGGAAGTCGCGCACAAGTTATGCACGGCGGTGCCATGAAGACAACAGGAGGTCTCACAAAGGACGACTTGATGTATAACAAAGGTGGTCGTATTGTCTCCAAGAAACGACACGCAACAATGAAGAAGCGAATTGGAGGAGAGGAATAAAGGTTTTAAACGCACTTTCATTAATCAAGTAAAATGCCCGACTATATTGTTGAAGCCAAGACAGTTCAAACAGGAGCAGTCCGAACGTTGACTGAAGCTTTGAAATGTATTTTGGTGGAAATGAGTCTCATATTTGACTCCGATGGTGTTCGTATGGTAGCCATGGATAATACCCGAACAGTGTTGGTCCACTTAAGATTGTATTCTGATAAGTTCGAAAAGTATTCTTACAAGCACAATACAGGTAAGTTCGTTATTGGTATTAATACTGATCATCTCCATCGTATTGTCCGAACTGCTACAAACGACGACACAATCACATTTTACGTTGATCAAGCAGATCCAAATACATTAGGTATTCTGCTTGAAGACGGTGAAAAGAAGCAAGTCACAAGATACAAATTGAACTTGTTGGACCGCGACGAACCGGATATTCAATTACCTGAAACTGAATTCTCGGCACACATCACTATGCCTTCCTTGGACTTCCAAAAGATATGTCGCGACATGACATTACTTGGTGCCAAAACAGTGGAAATCAAAAACGTTAGTTCCTCATTGACATTTGGATGTAAGGGTCATTTTGCCTCGCGCACAACAGTCATGGGTGATTCCGAGAACGAGTTTTCTATCCAAAAAAAGATGACCGACGAAATCGTATCAGGTAACTTTTCATTGCCTCATTTGGTCTTATTTACAAAATGCACAAACTTATGCAACAATTTAGAAATCCATATGAAAAATGATTGGTTTTTAATGATCCGTTATGTTGTCGCTAATTTAGGAGACATTAAACTCTGCTTAATGCCCTGCTCAACTTAAAAACGGGATATCATAATTTTTAAAGATCCAAACAAAAATTTCAGATATGATTTCAAGAGCTAAACCAGATATCAACCCAGTTTCGAAAAATACAAAATAAGTAGCAAGAGACGTTCCTGGAATACCTATGAGTTTTTCAACCATGCCGTAATATGGCGATTCTTTCTTTGTTAAGTTCTTCTCTGCAACCATGATGAAACATACTTGGAGAAATACGTGCTGTAACCATATAGCTGTCAAGCAAACGCAAACTATACATTTGAGCCAAAAGGCTGGATATATAGTGTGTGAAACGATGACCAAAACAAAAAAGAACGTAGAAATCATGAAATGGTATAACGCAAGGATATGACCTAATGCTTCCTTATCTTCCGTAAACCAACTATACATGAACTCAATAATGTGTCTTGTATTCTTTTCCAAAACAGATACTATCTCTGGTCGTATACTGATTTCCATTATTGAAACATCATATAAACTAATTCTGTTCCTAACACGGCGATCATTATTCCTTCAACAATAACTAAGTAATCGTTATCGTCCTCCAAGTCCATACCTGTTAAATCTTCCAAAATCTTGAAATATGGAGACACATTGTTGGTTAATTTACGTTCCGAAACGATCAAAACACAAACGTCCAAACATATATGCTGGATGTAAAGCAGTAAAATACACACAAACACTACACATTTGAACCAGAATAAAGGGTACCAAGTATGTGCGAGAACCACAATAAAAATCATGGTGGTCAGAACAAGAATATGAATGACACCTAGAATGTAACCTAAAGCTTCACTATCCTTGGAAATCCAACCATACAAAAAACGTATGGTTTTCCGGATATACGAATCTAGTGTTTCCACTATAGGTTTTTTTGGTTCCATTATTATTTAGGTCTTGCTTTATGTGGAGTATAAGTAACGTCGTCTCCGATTTTAAAGTTTTCAATTGTTTGATTTATATATGTATTATCTGACACTGTTGTAGTTGTATTCCATATTTTTACGATAGAGAAAGGACCTTTTGGAGATAAGGTTATTCCTACTAAAGTTTCTTTACGATGAACCAATAATTCATTGGCAATACAATGGACCATAAGGTTGATAAACGTAGAATGAACGACTTTATCTTCAATTTTCTTTGACCAAGCTCCTCCTGCCTCATTTTCGGGAACGTCCCACAGAGGTTTGAAACCCCGTCGCATAAAGAAGAACATTCCCGATTCCCATGCTTCTTTTGAAATTGAGTCTACTACGCTCCAGAACTGCTGGGGCGTCGACATATCTGCAATTTTTACATAACTATCCAAATCATAGTTCTTGTTGTTTGGATCATGATACCACAGAATCCAGGAATACTGGAATTTTGTGGTCTCTACAACTGATCCCATTTTATACTATTCATATGTTAGTTTAAAATGGATTCGTTTTTCGCAACGTCAAAGTATCTTACAGAATTACAATGAGCCTAACAGTCGCACAGATTTATTCGGTTCGTTTCGCAGAAAAATTAGCTCTGCCCGCTATTATTCAAGAAAATATCGCAAAGTTACGTATTACACCTGTGGCCTTCAAACCTTTTCGTCCTCCTCCAAGAGTGGCATTCAAACCAAAATCTCAACCCGATAACTGGAGAGAGAACTTCTTGGTAGACGCAGTAAGACGAGTCAAGGAAAAAGATGATCCAGAATACGCAGAAGTATTTAGTTGTATAAACAAAATTTCAGAAAAAACACTAGAAAAATTATCAAAACAAATAATTCAAAACATTCAAAAAAGAGACGAAAATTTTAGATTACGTGTAACTACTTTATTATTCGATACTGTTATGACCCAAGGTGGATTTTACGTGGATTTAATGTCACATTGTGCTAAATATTTAGCGACAGACATTCCTGAAATTAGAGAAGATATCTTAGTTCAAACCGAAATGTTTCCTAAACTTTACAACATGACCGAAACAGCGGTATGTCCTTCCATTGAAGACTCTGATTACGCAGACAAAATTGTGGAATGGACCAAGATGAAAGACAAACGACGTGGGTATGCTAAATTTATTACAAACCTCTTTGTCAGAGACCTTCTTCCAGAAGAAGTGGTGACAAAAACCTTAGGTCAAGTAATTGCAGATTTGAACGATACGGCTAAACAACCAAAGACAGAACAGACGGAAGAAAATACATCTCAATTTGTAGTGTTCTTATACGAATTGGTAAAAACACTACCTCCAACGGCAACATCTCTTCGAGATATGGTACGAAATTGTGTGACAACTCTTCTTGCTGTTCCTCGTCCTGAACTTCCAAGCTTAAATATGCGATCAAGATTCAAACTTGAAGACACTCTTAAATGCGTTCAGTAGTTTAAACACCAAAGAAACCCATAAGACAAATGTCATCTGTCTCACCACCACCTGCTAGTGTATTACTTCGGGCGGCTCAAGTATCAATGACTGAAGATAAACCTATTTATTTAGATTATTACCCAGACAGTCTCAGCAAAAAATGTTGTATCGGTGTGAAAGATACAGAAAAGTTCTTGGTCAAGTCAGATAGTGAATACACATCGACTATCCAGAACGTTTTTAAATGCGAAACTTGTTACATTGTTATGACCGAAAACAGTTTGTATATTGTTTCCACTGATATTCCAATTAAGAAGATTATGGGATCTAAACAAGAGCAATAAAGAAACATAATGGATTTAGTGTTCCCTCCGCCCCACTATTTTTTATTTGAACCTCTGAATAATTCAGAAACGAAGAAACTTTGGTCCTTGTATAAAGAAAAATACGGTGACCAGTGTGAGTTCTCAGAAGTAGATGCGACCGAAACAAATTCAGCAGAAACCTTTTCCCCTTGGTTCGATAACTGGATTTCAAAAGTCCCCGAAAGAAAATCAACAAAAATAAGAATACTGCTTATTTGGAACTCGGAATTCTTGACTTATTCATGTCAGCAAATGTTGAGACGTTCTTTAGAACAACGTTCTTTCAAATGTAGAGTTTGGTTTCACGCAGAAGATCCTACCACAATTCAACCTGCTATTTACAGCCGATGTATCGTAAAACGAATTCCGACGTTTATACACACTCCAACAATCATATAATAATGAAGGTCGTAGTATTCACAGACGGAGCATGTACAAACAACGGCAAGAAAGGAGCTCAAGCTTCATGGGCTTGCTGGTTTCCTGACCATCCTAATATATCCAAGGCAGAACGAGTTCCTGAAACTGAACCTCAAACCAATCAACGAGGAGAATTGATGGCAATTGCCAAGGCAGTAGAAATCATAAAATCAAACTTCCCATTTGATACAGAAATCCAAATATACAGCGACTCAAAGTATTCTATTGACTGTTTGACTACTTGGTTACCTGGTTGGGTGGCAAAAAACTGGAAGACTTCACAAGGCGCAAATGTGAAGCACCGTGATATCATTGAGGCAACCAGTAATTTGCTTTCGAAATTTGACGGATTCACATTTACTCATGTAAAAGCTCATACGGGAAATGATGATTACCAAAGCAAAAATAATCATATCGTTGATCGAATGGCCGTAGAAGTCATTGAACCTGAATCAAAAGAAATCAAGTTAACTTCCAATACAGAAACGGCAATTGAAGGTCTTCCTATTTCCCTAATGGGTCCTCCAGTTTCAGATAGGGTTTTAGTTCAATGGTGTCGTGAAAACTTAATTAAATTAGACCAAACAGATTTGAATAATGCTTTATTATCAACTCTGACCAAAACTCTCAAGAAAAAGGGATTTGATTTATCTAAACAACGGCTACATAAAACAAACTTATATCGGTTAACGCCATTAAATCATTTAATCGCAGAAACTGAAGTAATAACAAAAGAAGAATGAGTGTAGCAGTATATCAATTTTGGAATCCTACATGTGGTCCTTGTAAGACAATGAAACCAGTGTTCAAAGACTTACAAGAAGAGTTTGAAGTAAACAATTGGGTTTCTGTCAATACTCATGACGACGCAGAAGGTTACACACAAAAATTTGGTGTCACAATGGTTCCTACTTTGGCCGTTGTTTCAAAAGACAAAGAAGGAAAATTATTAAAAGTTGAAAAACAATCTGGAACGAATGTCGCAAATTATTATAAAATTATTAGTAATGCTATGAAATCTATTCAGTAATTGTTTGAGTAACTAATTGACCGTTCTTGTAAACATCACAAATATATTCATCAGAACTAGCACTTTTTTGTAAACATTGACCAGTTACTCCTGTATTGTTTTTTGCATTGCTAACACTTGAAAGAGTTCCTGCGGCAACAGAATTTATGTTTGCTGCTAAATTAGAGGCAGAACCACCTGGGAAAGCTATGCTATTAAAAGCTGATTGATCAGTGAATTTTTCCTTGTAATTTGTGAATGATTGGTTAATACCTAAAGAGTTTTGATTTACGGCAACAGAAACCCAATATGTAACAGTTCCAAACACTGCCCCAAATACCAAGGCAAACAATATTCCTAACCATACGGTTGGAGGACATTTATTGAAATGAACTGCCTGGTAATAAATAACCCATACTTGGATAGACAAGAATATAATAAACATTATCGCAGCAATCCAAGATTTACTAGCAGCACTAGAACCACTGTTCCATAATGCATTTAAGTAATAGAATCCAATTGTTGCAGTAAACACTATAACAGATGGAGAACTAGATGTACGTAATCCTCCTGGTAAAGGAATATCACAAACTGCAGGTATTGCTCCAGGTGACGCCATTAATTTACCTTGTCTTTATTTTTTGGTGTAAATATTAGTGTTTATGGTTTTTTACTATAAAAGAAACTAAAAATGTAAGTAAAAAAACCACTAATGTATGATAAAATTTCTGATCCAGCACGAGTTCCTATAGCATCAAGAACATAATTCAAGGAAACGGCTCCTATTCCGGCAATTACAGGAATCAAGAAATTAGCGTTTTCAAATACCACAGAGCCAATAACAGAAAACATTCCCAAAGAAATGGGAAAATATACAATAGCTGCTCTAGCCACTTGAAACGTAAACGATGGAGCTTCTGCCGCGTCTTTCAAAGAAATAGTTCCACCAACTACTAATGCTATTGCGACTATTGACACTTGAATACCTACAAATAATGTCCATAAATCAACGCCTGCCTTTGCGATGGCATATATGAGAAGACCTACCACACCAACAACGGCTCCTCCTATTAATCCGTATGCTACAATATTGTTGCTGTCCATTGATTATTCCCAAGATACAAAATAACGTGAAATTACAAATGAGTGGAAACTGTAGTTCGCCAAATCAAAGTCCTATTAATCTGTCACAATCCTTTTCACAACCTTGTGATTTGTTGTGTCAGTTGGTCTTTGACGACGTATATCCAACATCTACGTATTTGGATGTGGAACCTCAAGGTTTGGTCTTGAATAACACCGCGGGATTGGGATCTTGTAAATTCAACGATGATGGATACAATGCGATGTCCGTCACCATAAATCATCCAAGCAATCATACGATTGAAAGTATTCAAGCAGATGTTGAAGTGTCTATCGTATTCAAAAGTCCAACAAAGGGAAACTTACTAGTTTGCTTCTTGGCTCAGTCTAATCCTAATCCTTCAAACTCTTCTCAATGGTTCAACTCTATTGTAAAATACGCAGATCCATCAAAAGAAGTTGAAATTCCATTAGGAAGTAATTGGAGTCTAGCAAACTTAGTTCCAACTTCCGGAGAATACTTTGTGTATGACGGCACTATTCCATTTGGAAATTGCGATCATGCGAAAGTCGTAGTTTTCAAGTCAATGATCAACATTGACCCATCTGATTTTGTTACACTATCAAACAAGGTTCCTGCTGCCTCTCGTCCAATACAAGGTCTTGGTGAACGTTCTGTCTACTTCAACGCTTCTAAACAATTACCTGGAGGACCCATGCCTATGGATAACCGTGCCTACCTTGTATTCCGCGAAAACCCAAAAAAGGCAGGAATCAACAAGGCAGTTACTGTACCTGGAATATCTGATGCCGCTTCTACACAAAAAGCAAAAAGTGGTATCACTGCTAATGTATCTGATTGGGTGACTGGTCAAGTTGAAACAAACGGAATTATTGGAATTTTTGATATTTTTCTTTTAATTTTATCGTTTGCGATTGCCTTCTATTTTGGTTTCATGAAGTATCAAATGTTTACTTTTATTTTGTTCATAAATGAGAAGGCTGGTGTTTTTGGTAAATTTTTACGTAGTTTGTTTATTCAGCCTCCTTCAGTTAGTCAAGTAGTAGCAGTTTAATACTTTCGATCAATCCAGAATGAATCTTCGTCTTCTTCTTGTTGATCTCCCCAAGATGTTTCTTCCTCTTCTCCATATGAAAGATTACCGTTGTCCAATGCTTCTTGAACTTTATCCTTCTTTACCGCGACCTTACGTTCTACAGTTGTCCAACCATCATTTTCAGGTTCCTTTTCAGGAATAAGTTGTTCAGTTTGTTCTGTTTCTGGGTAATACTCGGAAGTCATAGAATAAAGTTGTCTTCTTCTTAAAATACTGCTTTTCTGTAACTTGAGTTCAGGGTTTTTGTGTGGTGGAGTTAATACTTCTGGAGTAATTGCCGCCATATCACGAAAACTTGGTCCGTTAAATGTCCTTGTAGTAGCAGATTGTGTGCTAATAGAAGGGAATTCTGATTCCACAATTATGGGTTTTTCTTCCTTTTTCAAATTTTCCGATGGTCGTTTGCGATTGCGCATATGAGGTGGGATATAATGTGATGTTGACATTTTGATATACTGTTATTAGATTTTCTAACATAAAATTCGTTTTCAAAAACGAACTTACGCAGATGATACATTGGTAAGCCAAAGAATGACATACGGTGTATGTATCTCTCCAAACGGAACTGTAAGTGAAATTCAAATTCCTACAAAGACTAAAGATGTATTAGACTGGATACGTAAAAAATATAAATCACCTGAATTTCAGTTTCAGGGAAAAATACAAGACCCAACAAAAGAAACCCAGTGGTTATCTATATTTGCTGCTGTTTCTGATGATCCTGATACTGCAAATTCTCATATGCTTCCTTCTCCTTTTGATGAAGAAACATACTCTGGAAATATCGTAGTTCTCGCAACAGAATCAGAAGATGAAGATGAATATGAACCACAAATTTCTTCGTATGTGAATTTGAAAGCAAGTGACTATAATACTTTGTATCAAGAATGGACATTTGATGCTCCAGAAGAAGAGGAAGATGAAGTGTTGGAAATAGATGAAGAAGGAGACGAAGATTTAGATGAAGATTTAGGAGGTGACGATGAAGAAGAGGAAGAAGAAGTAAGACGTGAAATTGTAAACACTTCACGACCAGTTCATTCGAATAAAAAGAACGTATTTATTGAAGTAGCGATCCGCGATAAAGTAATTGAAAACTTTGAAGAACTTTTGCAAAATAAAGATTTGTCTACCGAACTAGAAAACGCCGTTCTTCATGTCGTAAGCGATCAAGCATTAAAGGAAGGAATAGATGTAGATTGGTCAAATCGCGTGTTCTGGAACATGTATCGCAGCAGAGCTATTTCGGTTTACGAAAACTTACGTGGAAAAGGAGGATACGTCAACAATCCCGAAAACTGGTTAGAACAACTTCAAAAAGGAGAATTAACGCCTCGTGCGTTTGCAGAAATGACGGCCGTTGATTTGTATCCTCACCGATGGAAGGCATCGATCGAAAAGATCATTGAAATGGAAAAGAAATTATACGCCAAAAACGATACTGCTTCTATATTCTTATGGTGCTCACGTTGTAAGAAGAAATCTAAGTGTGATTACTATCAACTTCAGACTCGGTCTGCGGACGAACCGATGACGACTTTTGTAACTTGTTTGGAATGTGATCGTCGCTGGAAGTTTTAATTATAAGTGTTGGTTCTGGAGAAGGAGGAATCTTTATTACTGGCATGGATCTGTACATTGGATCAATTATGGATTCACGTCCTATGACAGGAGACTGATTATCGCTTGGATAGACGTATATTGGGTCTAATCCGTTAGTGATTTCCGGCTTTTTTACGTCAGGAGTGGTTTTTGCGAACTTAGCGTTGAATTGTGCTATAATTCTGTCTGGAATTTGAGGACTAGTTTCCTGTAATCTTTGGTTTTCGTCTCTCACTATTTTTAACATATCTTTGGCTGTCATACGTTCGTTTCTTGGTAACGCAAGTTCAATTAATATGAATTTGTGTAACTTCGCATACGTTATAGACGCAATACGATGTCCTTCTGTTCGTTTTGCCCATCCGAAATAATTAGATACAGTGGTAAGTATTCCTATAGATAAAGTTATTCCACCAGAAACTATATTTGCGACCGTAGGATTTGGAAAAACCATATTAAATCCCATAGATGTAGAACCTGCCAATGTTGCCAAAATAATGGAAGGAATGGTGATGCTCGTATTCAATCTAGAAAATAACTTTTCTGATCTTGTATGAAGCCAAGAGTAGCATAATGCTACTTCCCCTTCGTCAGAAATAATCTTTTCCAGTTGCGAATTCCATGTTATTTCGTTCTTTATCTCCTCATCCATTGTAAATTATTTGTATTAAATAATGGTGTGGGTGTATGATGATACTAGACTGACTTCAGATGAAAAAAAGGTAATGGATTTTATCCATGAACGCACTCACAATAAAGATTTAGCAGAACGTTCTGCTAAACTCTTGAACTTGGTGAAATATTTGCGTTCTCATAAGTTTCGAAGTGCAAAGCATTTGGAAGAGTCTGTGTTTTACGATCGAAAACATACACGTCCAATGTTCAACGAAAAAACTGCGAAGTTATCGTTTGAATCTTTGAAGAAGAAAGGAGGATATTCTCAAACACATCCTGTCACAGATAGATTGGTTAGAGAATTAATAACGAATATTCAATCCTTACTTCCCCAATTTGTAAGCACTAGTTCAAACAGCGTTTATTCTTCGGTTGTGTCTCCTTTAACTTCTTTGGAACAATCTATGCCTTTACTTCGCACATTGTTGAAGATTTACAAGGCAAGTGTAAAGTTAGGAGATTCGGCAGTTGAAACAATTGCCGCAGATTTAGGTGGTCCAATCGGAGAAGGTATAGTCGCTATTCCTGTTGCCTTTGTAGGTTCTATTGCCGCTTTAGTATCTGTATTGGAAGACGATTTGGGGGGAGCAGTTGCGCAAGTAGCACAAGCTACTCCGTTTATTGGTCCAACATTGAGTACAATAGTTTCGTCCATTGAAGAAAACTTGAAGGGCGGAAAGAGATTTTCAACCTACAAGAATAGATCATACAAATGGCAGAAGAAGACCAAGCGAATCAAATCCGTGCGATCATAAAAGAATGGGTCGCTCTGGATGATGAAGAACGTAACTTAAAGCAACAAATCAAAGCTATTCGTGAAAAGAAAACTCGTAATTCCGAATCTATTTTAAAGTTTATGAGAGACAACTCGGTGGATAACTTTGCCTTGGAAGGATCAGGTGTTGGAAATATAAGTCGTTCAGTAAGAACTTCACGTCCTCCTTTACGTCGTGAAACAATCCGAACACAATTACTTATTCAGTTTGCTGATCAACCACAAAGAGTTGCCGAAGCGTTGCGTCAAATTGAAGGTATTGCAGAAGGAGCAGATGATATGACGTCTACTACAGGAACAGTAAGAGAAGTATTATCAAGAAGAATACCTAAACAAAAAAATAGTATGACTATTTAATTTTTTTAATTTATTTGGGTTGGAGGTTCTTTATTGCCTCTGCCGCTGCTAATTGTTCTGCTTGTTTTTTAGTTGGAGCAGTTCCAATTCCTAAATGTATTCCTTTCTCGTCCACTGCCGCCATTGTATACATATTGGTCGCAGCAGACACCACTTCGTATTTCGGTGTTTGATGAAACCTTGCTTGGTATAGTTTCTGTAATTGTTCCTTGTAATTTGTATTGTTCATCAGTATCTTTGGAATATCGATATACGTTTCAATCAAACATACGACAAATGCGTATACGACTTGAAAGTTGTATTTTGAATCGGTCCACAGAGCGCCAATAAACGCTTCTAATATATCTCCTAATTTTTTAGAGTTTGTTCTTCCGGCACATACGTCTTCGTTGTGTCTTGAAATAATATAGAACTTATCAAGTCCTATTTTTTGACTTAATGTTCCCAGCATCTCGTTACACACAATAGATTTCTTCAAATCTGTCATGAATCCTTCGTCTTCGTTGTATCGTTCCATCAAGTAAGTAGATACACAAGATCCCAATACTGAATCACCTAGATGTTCTAGTCGTTCATATGATTTCTTGAATAATCCAATACATTCTGTTGGTTTGTCTGCGAGTTGTGCTTTATCTCCTGTAGGACTCACGTATTCGGTGCGTTCTACATAAGACGAGTGAACCATCGCTTCTTGGTATAATGAAACGTTCTTGACATTTGTTACACAATTGTGTTTCTCAAGAATCGCTTGGATATCCTGTTTGGTAAACAAGCGATTTTTTGCGTTGAAAGGGTTGTACACTAAAGGCTGTGTCGTCATTTTTTACTATAGATGGTTTTTACATATTAAAGTCCGTTTTCATAAAAAAAGACATTACACTTTTTATGGTTTATTCTGGTACTGATCGGGTTAAATTAAATTCTGTTGCCACTAAATCTTGTTTGCGTTTTTGGATTATAAAGTTTGTTAATCCTTCGGCATTTGGATTTGGAGTGTCCTGAAAATACGCAGTAACTAATACCATTAACTCTTTTTGCGATAAAGACCAAGGTTTTGAGTATTCTCCTGGTCTCTGTATTTGAATTGTGGATCCGTCTTCTTCCAACTTCATTTTACGGAAATTGTCGAATGTAGGACTTTTAATTATTTCGGTTATTTCCAATTCAACCGACTTGCGTTCGTCGCGTTTATCGTATACCTGCTTATTAAGGTTTCTTAAATCGTCATCTATTTCACGGTATTTCTTGATACAACGTTTCAAATCAACGAGTTCTTGTGTCATTTTTGTTCTGTATTTATCATTATAAAGATTATCCGTTTTACATACAATGTACTTTGATGAGAAGGAAATAGACAACTTGCGTCAAGTGTATAATAAAGAACACGCAAATGAACCACCCATTCCAAAAGGAGGAGTAGATAAGGTATGGAAAACTATCCAACATCGTCTCCAAGAAAAGTGTGATGACGGAGCCGCAGAATGTATCATTACATCTTTGATCTCCAAGCCTAAGGCTCCTAGTTCATGGCGCACAAATCCAGAAGAATGGTTATCGTCTCTTGATATTGATGAATTAGAACGTAAATTTCAACAAGTATTCAGACAATATTATTACGTAGGAACTGTTCCAATAGATTTCGGAAAACATTCTAAAACGGGTCAATGTTTAGTAAATTCTCTTTGTTCTTTGGATATCCGAAACATATACAAAAAAGGGTTCCGACAAATTGGAATTGTATTTAATACGGATGTAAGCACTGGTCCGGGAAAACATTGGATTGCCTTATTCTGCGACATTCGTCCTGAATTAGAGTATCCACGAATCACTTACTTTGATTCGTATGCCTACAAACCCGAGAAGGAAATTCAAGTCTTAATGAAGACCTGGAAGCAGGAATGGGATTCTACACATATCCATTCTAAACCAATGGAAGTCAGTTACAACAAAACTCGTCATCAATACGAAGATTCAGAATGCGGAATGTATTCTTTGTATTTTCATTTATGCTGTCTTATGGGCATACCTATGAAAGATAAAGTTCCAGATAAAGTTGTGCGTGGTTTCCGTAGTTTATTATTCAAAGTATAATCCAATGAAATTAAAGGGATACGGTTTGGCTATTGGAGGATTGTTTATTCTGGCAGCTATATGCTATGCTTTCTTCGCATCCATTAATTCGTGGCGTAAATAATAATGGACTGGTTTTCTATGCTTGTCATTATCGTGTTTGCGATGGTGCTTATTTTTACTATCGCATTTGGGGTTTATAAAGTAGCAACGCCATCAGAAATCCAGGCAACAAATACTGCGGGTCCTATTTTTGACGCATACAAAACAGTTATGCAATTGGCTCCTTTAGGTTGTCCTACAACACCTTCGTATCGTTTGTGCGACTACTATGTGGCTTCGTCTGCTTATTCTTTGTTTCCGGGATCTAAGTTGTATGATTACATCACAGACGCAGTTATTCCAATGTTGATGCCTGCAGGTCCTCGTTTAGTTGAATTAGACATCTATTCAGACGAAAACAATCAACCTGTAGTTGGTCTTAAAAATCAAAAGACGGGAGTAGATTACGCTTACAATACTATTTCATTTGAAGCATGCTGTGTGGCGATTGTAAATAATGCCTTTAACTCTGTAGTATGTCCTGTTTCTACTGATCCATTTATGTTGAGTTTGGTGTTCCATACAGATAATACCAACGTAGTCAATGCTGCTGCTCAAATTTTGAAAACAACATGTATCAGTCATATGCTAGATACTTCATACAGTTACCAACGAAAGAACATAGCAGTTGAACCTATTTGTAACCTTCAAAGCAAATTGATTATCGTCTCAGGAGGTCCAATTAAAGGAACATTGATGGAAGAACTTGTAAATTTGTCCTGGGACACATCTCACTTAAGAAGATTGACTTATACTCAAGCATCACAAACAAACGATAACGATGAATTGATCAATAATAATCGTAACAATATCACGATGGTTGTTCCTGATGTTTCAGATGATTTACGAAACATGAACCCACAAATATTATTGACTTACGGTTGTCAATGGGTTTTGATGAATTATGGATCTCCAGATAGCGCTATGGAATTATACATTAGTCAATTTCAACAAGCAAGTTGCGTATTAAAACCCGAACCTTTGCGTGCCCTTGCTCCTAAAAAATACGCTAGCCCTACAATGCCTGATCCAGTAGTATCGTTCCAACCTTTAAATAAAACAAGTCCACTCTACAACATAACTATATAAAATGTCTAAATAAAACAAATGTACAGCGTTACAAAAGTTCATCGTCGTTTGACAACTGAATTAATACGCACACGTCGTAGTTCAGTCGTAGAAATTCCTGTTAGTGAACCAGTGGTTGATGAACCAGTGGTTACTGAACCAGTGGTTACTGAACAATCAGTAGAAGTTCCTGTAATTGATCAACCAGCCGTAGAAGAAACACCTGTTGTTGATGAACCAGTAGTAGAACAACCTGTAGAAGAAACACCTGTTGTTGTTGAAGAAACTCCAGTAGTTACTGAACCAGTAGTCGAAGAAACTCCTGTTGAACAACCAGTAGTAGAACAACCT